ACGGCATCGGGACGGATGCCGTCGGCGCGCGCCTTGCGGATCTCGCGGATGGCGGCCGCGTCGCTCACTCGCCGGCGGCCTCGAGCCGATCGGCGACGTCGCCGAGCGCCTGACGGATCGCCTCGTCGAGGAGCGCGAACACCTTCGCCGGATCGGTTTCGGCGGCGAGCTCCGCGGCGAGGCGCGTCGGTATGTTGAGCATCCCGTCGCGGATGATACGAGCGTCCTCGAATGCGGCCCGCTTGTGAGCGGCGACGTCGACGACGCGGCCCTCGCGGAGATCGTTCGCGAGTCGGAGCGCGCGATGGCGCTCGAGCGCGGTGAGCGTCGACGCCTCCGTGAGCGACTGGCGCGCGCCCTCGACGGCGGGCCCGTTTGGGAGCTTCGCGGCGTTCGCATCCCACGCCGCACGCGCGCCGGCGACGTCGGTGATCACTTGCTTACGGCCGCTCGAGGACGGGCCCAGGCACGACGGCGGGATCCGTTGCGACGCGACCGCTTTCCGCACGGCCTTTTCGTCGACGTTCCGATCGCGCGCGAACGCGGAGAGCGTCATCACCTGGCCGGCCGCGGCCGCCGGTTTCCCCTTGCCTCGAGGAGCTCGCCGGCGCTTTTTCACAGGTACTCGAATTGGATCCGCGTGACGATCTGATCCGCGGCGCCGCCGTTCGCGCGGCGATAGAGCTCGACGAACGCCGCCGGCGTCATGCCGGGGAACCCCTCGAGCTCGACGTCGGCCGCGGTGATCGCGTCGAGCGGTTCGCGCCGCACGTCGACGAACCGGATCGGGCCGCCGATCTGCTCGACGTGCTCGCCCTTCCGGAGCCCTTGCCCCTTCACGATCGGTTGTACGACCTGGCCGACGCGGGCCCGCTGCCATCCGTTCCGCCGCGTGACGGTTTTCTCACGTGCGCGAACCTGGCGCGTCGTGAGGTGAAAGGACATATTCACGCGCGCGCCCTCGAGAGCCGGCGGCGGATCTGCTCGAGCACGTCGCGGCGCCAGGTGCGGAACCGCGTACGGATCGTCGGATAGCAGAGACACCTCGCCTCAGTGAATCCGCCAGGGCATCGCGCCGGCCCTCCGGAGGTGTAGCGCCGGCGGCCGTGCGGACAACGATCCGGAACCGGCATCATCGGAGGTTGACCTCGAGGCGCGCCGTCATGCGGCCGGCGGCGTCGATCGCGACGTCGCGGATCTTTCCCTCGAGCGGGCCCGCCAGGCGGGAACGCGCCTCGAGGCGCCGGGCGGCCTCCGCGGCGACGTCGGCGATCGCGTCGGCGATCCGCCGGAGATCTTCACTCCTCGCCAGGCGGAGCCGCGGGCCGGCGCCCTCGAGGGCCTCGATCAATTCGACGTCGGTGAGTGTTTCCGCTTTCATGGGTTGCCCTCGCGTCGCGAGAGGCTCGAGCGTGACGGGATCGAGGCCCTCGCGACAGCAAATACACGTATCGTTTTCGGCGTGCGTTCGGTAGAAACCCGACGAGCGCGCGGCGCCCGTTCGGGTGAACGGAACGCCGCACGACGGACAAACCACGATCACGTCGATCGCGCCTCCGCGCGTCGCTTGCGGAGCCGTTCGTATTCGCCGGCGATCGAGAGCCGGTGAAACTCCTCGATCGGGTACCGGCGCCATCCGTCGACGTGATAGAGCCACACGGCGACGACGCCGGCGAACCGGAGGAGCTTCGCGCATTCGATACAGTCAGGGCCGCCCGACACGGCGAGCTCGTCGGCGTACGATTTCACGTGGATCACTTCGACCGATCCGCCGCTCGCGAGATCGACGCCGCTGAGGATCAGAGCTTGTTCCGCGTGAACGGCCTCCCGCCTGCATGTTGCCTTGCATCGATCGGAGCCGTCGCACGGGCCCGCCGGTTGCTGATTGAACCCGACGGCGACGAGCTCGTATCCCTCGAGCGCGCTCCCGGTGAACGCGACGGCGCCGCGTTGCGACTGACACGACGACTCCGCCGCGGCCGCGAGCGCGATCGCGACGAAATCGTCGAATGTGATCGGCGGGCCCTTCGTGCCGAACGGGATCACGATCGAGCTCCCGGGATCAGGAGCGCGAACGCGCCGGAGAGCGGGCCCGTCTCGACGATCTCCACGCTCGCGTCGAACACGCCGGCCAGGCGATCGATATGCGGCCGGAGCGGCGGCGACGCGACCTTGTAATCCTCCGTCGGGATCAGGACCGCCCGGCATCGGTGCAGGCAGTACTCGAGCACGGCGGGCCGCCGCGGCGTGTCGTGCGGCCCGTCGATCAAACCGAGATCGTAGCGGCGCGGGTTGATCGTCGGGATCGTCAACGGATCCGCCCAGGTGTAGGCGTGGAGCTCGAGGAGGCCGGCGAACTTGCGGCCCATCCGCGAGCGGTGCACCTCGAGCCACTTCGGATCGTCCTCGCACGAGTCGATCGTCGTCGCCCCGCCTTCGATGAGCGCGAGCGTCGACGAGCCGGGCCCGAACTCGAGGATCACTTCCGCCGCGAGCGCGCGGACGGTTCCCAGGACGGCGCCATAGTCGGCCATGCTCCACCAGTGTTTCTCAGCCGGGTAGAGCGTGAACGGCGGCCGCGCGCGTTCGATCATCGTCGCGCCCTCCGCCGACGGCGCCGCGGCCGCGGTTCCGCGTCGACCGTGGCCAGGGCCTCGTCGGCGTATGTCGCCGCCGCCTCCGCCAGGGCCTTACGGCCGGCCGCCGTCCGGATCATCGTGTCGAGCGGAACGCATGCGGAGCACAGCGTCGCCGCCCGGTTCGCCCAGGAACAGCCGGCGCCGCACGCGTGATCCTCCGTGCATCCACACCACCGACACTTCCCGGGCCGCTCCGTGATCGTGATCGTCATGTTCGGAGCTCGCACGTCGGCGCCTCCTCCGTAACCCAGGCCGATCGCGGGTTGTCGCCGTCGACCTCGACGTGAGCGCCGATCGCCCATCCGACGAGCGACGGTGATCCGATCGGGATCATGGCGTTGCGGTAGTCGGTGAGGATCCGCCGGCATCGCGTGCATAGCTGCAGGCCGTTCTCGTCGAGCACGTCGGCGACGTGGATCCCAGGGATCACGGGAACGGGTTCGCCGAGCGTGTCGCGCGCGCCGACGTGATCGAACGTGTCGACGTTCGGATCTCGCGACCATTGATCCGCGTCGCCGCTCACGTCTGTTACTTCCGGAGCTTGCGGTTGATCGTCGCTCACGGTTGCCTCCGCGCCTGGCGGCCCCGCTCCGTTTCCGCTTTCGACTCCTCGACGAGGTTCCCGATCTTCCGATCGGCGATCGACGTGCCGGCGTGCGCGTTCTCCGCCGCGGCCGCCTCGACGATCCGATCGACCTTATCGCCGGCCGCCGGCGCCGCCGCCAGGCGATCGATCGCTTGCTGCGCCATCTCTCGAGCTCGATCCGTCGCGCCGGCGAAATCGCGGATCTCCTCGAGCCACACGACGACGGGATCGCGTTCGGCGTTCACAAGCGGCCGCCTTTCCCCGCGGCGAGCTCCGCGGCCGCCGCGACCGCGATCGTCGTGAGGGCCTCGAGTAACTTCGTCGCCGCGTCGAGCGTTCGGACCTTCGCGGCGTTCACTTCGTTTTCCGTTGCCATCGCTACCTCCCAACCGATTACAGAATTCGGACCCAAAACCCGATCGAGAACTGGCGCTCGTTTGCGCCTCGCTCGCCCGCCGTCGCGGCGTTGCTGGAAAGAACCTAAGCGCCCCGCCCCTCCTCCCTCCTCCTCGCTTGCGTGATCGATGCCGACGTCCCTCGACGTTCGATCCACGTGGCCGTCCGCTCGAGCTCTCGTATCGATCGAGCTTGCCAGGTATCCCCACCCAGGCCCTCGCGCGCGACCGTCGCCATGAGGGCCCGGCGTCGACGAGCAGGCTCGCGTGCGTAGTCGAGCGCCTCCGCCAGGCTGTACGCACGGTGAGCGATCGTGATCCTCCGCCCTACCCCAGGCCGGCCGATTGTTGGCGCGAGACGTTTCACGACGAACGGCGCGTCGAACCTCATCCCCTCGAGCTCCCATGTTGCGCCGAGCACGGAGCGCCAGGCGTCGACGACGAACACGGCGTCGCACCTGGCGCAATCGTTCCCGTTGCCGTGCGACGGTAGAGCCATCGCACCTTGTGACCATCACGCGTGCGCCGGGCCTCGATCGTCCCTTCCGACTCGAGCCGCATGAGGGCGGCGACGATCAGGAGTTGCGACCACGGCCATACCCGGCGCCGCTTGCCGATGTAGTCGACGATTGCCCGCACGGTCGGAACCGCGAGGGCCTCGATTGCGTCGAGCGCCAGGAGCTCGAGCCGCTGTATCTCGCGCATGTAGGGCCCCCCCTGCTATTCGTCGTCGTCCTCGTCGCCCTTGCCTTTGATCTTGACCTTGACGTTCTCCGACTCCGGAACCAGGCGGATCTCTATCCCGTGTCGCGTGTACGTCGTCTTGCCGTGCTGGTGCATTAGCTTGATCAGGTTCTCTTTCAGGCTCGACTCCTCCCGATTGAGCTCCATCCGCTCGTCGCGGATCCCCGCGTATCGCTTCGCCGCTTTCTCGAGCGGCGCGATCGCGCTGTCCTCCGTTCCCGGGAGATCCGCCTGTTCCGGTTTCTTTCTGCGACCCTTTGCCATGCTGCTGTCCTCCTCGCCCGCTCCCGGGCAATCGTCGCCGACGAGGGCCGCCGGCGAGTACTTCGGTTTGTCTTTCGTCGTCTCACGACGCCAGAGCACGGCGCCGCAATTTTTGCAGGCTTGCACGTCGAGCGCGTCGCGCGTCGCGCGATCCTCCGCCCGGTACCACGGGATCACGTGCGCGCTCATCGTTTCACCATGGGGAACGCGGGAACGATCGCGGCGCCGCGGATCACGCGGTTCGCCGGGAACGTCGGCCGCGCGCCTGGCGAGCTCGCCGCGGGAACGGTTGCGCCGCATCCCTCGCATTGAGTGAGCTCGACGCCGCCGCGGCGACAGTATTCGCACCTGGCGCGCCGCGGCGTCGACGTTCCGCCCTGGCCTGGCGGGTTGAAATCGGGCCGCCTCGAGGGCGGCGCCGGCGGCGGGTTCGGCCGATACCCTCGAGGCCCGTCGGGAGTCGTGCGGCCCATGCTCAATTGCTCCCGTGCGGGCCGCGGCCCATGATCGCGGCGCCCTCGTCGAGCGCCGCCATATACATTTCGGCCGCGGCGACGAACGCCAGGCCGACGAGCCACGCCGGCAGGCCCGATCCCGCCGTGCTCTCGACGATCGTCTGCGAGAGCTCGAGGAGCGATCGATACTCCTGATCCGTGAGGCCCTGGCGGAGATCGTCGAGCACGGGAACGCGCATCCGTGCGGAGATCGCTCGACTGATCACGTCGCGGCCGCCGTGTTCGTTGTCCATCAGGCGGGCCTCGAGGTGTTCGCCGGCGGCCGCGCGATCGCTCCCGTGCGGATCGTGTGGCGCGTCTCGCGAATGTCGGCCGGCGTGATCTGCCGATCGCGGAGGAGTTGAACCGCGGCCGCCGGCGAGAGATCGGAAATGTCGATCTCGTCGCCGGTTGCCAGGATCACGACGATATCGCCCTTCACGACGCCGCGCGCTCCGCGGTGTACTCCTGGCGTCGTTCGTTCCATGCGTTCCAGCACTCGCACCGAGCTTTCCGCGTGACGCCGCCCTCGAGCACGTCGATCCATCCCGGCGTGAGCGAGCACCGATCGCAATTGACGAACGGGCCGGCGCCCTGCTTTCGGAGCGCGTCGGCGATCCGCTCGACGTCGCGCGAGTAGATCCCGTGTCGCTCGATCACTTCCGAGAATTCGATGATGTCGGGTTTGCGGGTTCGCCACACGGCGCGGCCGCGTTCGTCCGTCGCCTCGACGCCGGCTTTGTCGGTTGCGCGTTCGGCGTAGCAGAGCGCGTGATCCATGAGCGCGCGCCGGTGCTCGTCGGTGAACCGCTCGTCCTTCCACGTCGAGCGACGGATCAGGATCACGAAATCCCACGGCGCGAGCTCGCGCGCGAGATCGTTCGCCCGAACGCATGCGACGAGCTTTACGCGGCCGTCGGCGTCGGGTTGCCACGTGAGGTTCCACGCGGCGACGATCCGCGCGTCGCGGAGGTGCTCGTGGTGTTCCCGTACGAGCTCGCCCATGAGCGAGTAAACCGGGTGGCTCTCGACGTGATCGCGCGGGATCAATTCATAGCCGACGCGTCGCGCCCGGGTGTTCCCCTTTTTCCCTTTTGCCATCGCTGCCTCCTACGTGAATAAGGGCGGCGCCGCCGGATCGGCGACGGTCGCTTCGGTGATCGTGATTGTGACGCCGGCGCGCTCGCCGATCGGCGCGTATTGTTTCGTGAGTCGCATCGCGACGACCTGGCCGTCGTCTTTGTAGACGACGCCGGTGAGCCCGTCGAGAATGCACCTCGCGAGCTTGTCGACGTCGGGCCGCGTCGTGTGCGAGACAACCGAGCTCCGGATCTTCTGCGGCCGCTCGAGCCGGAACGCCAGATCGACGACGACGGCGCCGGCCATGAGCTCGCCGGCCAGGAGCGGGCCGCGGCGCCGCGCCTCGATCGCCGCGTCCATGACGGTTTCCTGCCAGGCTTTCGCGTTCGGATTGTCGTTTGTGATGAACGCGCGCGGCGCGATCCGCTTGCCGGTTTTGCGGAACTGATCGACGGCCTCGAGGACGGAGCCGAACGGAATGAACGCCGTCGCGGATCCCTTCGTCTGAGCGTCGCCCTCGACGACGAACGTGAGCGATCGCGCGCCCGCGGTGATCATCGTCGAACCCTCGCGCGTTCGCCGGCGCGCCAGGCGTTCCGGTTTGCGTCGACGCGTCCGACGTTCGCGGAGAACCGATCGATCGCGAGCGCCGCCTGCTCATGGAAATCGTCGAGCCCGTAGATCAGGCCGGCGCGCGCCGCGGTGCACTTGAGGTGCTCGAGCACGTCGCCGGGATCGAGCGGCCCGCAATCGGCCAGGGCGGCGACTTCGCGCCAGATGAGCGCGCGGAGCACCTTCACGGCCTCGACGGGTTCCCGGCGAGCTCGTCGCGGGTTTTCCACAGGATTTCCGCCGTTCGCCGTGCGGAGCGCGGCGTGATCTTCGTCCCCTGTACGGACGGGATCAGGATCAGGACGGGATCGCGCGCGCGCGAGCGCCGCGGAATCCGGCCGGAGTCCGTCCGGACACGCGGCCTCGTGTTCAATAGAATCAACGGTTTCCGCGGATCGATCGAAATCTGTAACCGATGAAAGGAAGGCGAACCCGCGATCGATTTCCGATCGATTGGCGACCGATTCGTGATCGATTGGCGATCGATCGGAGCCCGATCGGCCCCGCCGCCCGCCGTTTTTCGCCGCCTCTTTGGCGGCCCGCTCCTCCCGCTTCCGGTCCCGATCGGCGGCGAGCTTTTCCTTCACGTCGGCCGCCTTCGGGTTGAATTGGTGGTAGTCGTGAATCCGCCAGCCGCCGGCGACGACCTCCCATAGTTGGATCTCCGGAAACGACAGAACGGCCGCGACCTCCGTCGGTTTCGTGTCGATCTTGAATGAGAGCACGACCGACTCCGCGAGGAATCCGTCGGTGAGGTGCCCGTTCGCGTAGCAGAGCCCCGCCATGTAGACGCCGAACGCGCGCGCGTGCCCGCGGCGCCCAGGTGCCGAGCCGCCGCGAACATTTTCGGATGATCCACAATCCGATCGTCGATCTTGAGCCACACGATCCCGGGCCCCTACTCGCCGCCGCCCTGGCGCGTCACGTCGGCGCCTGGTGCCCCGCCCTCCGGCGTCGACACCTCGCCGGGCCCGACTTCCCTCGAGCGCCTGGCGGGCCGCCTGGCGCCCTCCGCGGCCGCGTGGACGGCCGGCGCCTTTGCGAGCTCGCGGCGCCGGCGCTCGACCGTGCCGCGGCAGACGTCGAGGATCGCGCCGGCGGCGTTGATGTCGGCGCTTTGGAAAAAGGCGACGGCCTCGTCGGCCGGGTTGCGTTTACGTGCCATGGTTTCGATCTCCTCGTGTGAATGGGTTCAGATGATCAACCGTGCCGGGATCGCGTCGACGGCCGGCGTCGCCCGCCGGTGCTCGACGAGCTCCCGCTCGAATTCAGACGCGTCGAGGCCGTCGGCGACGGCGATCCGCGTGATGTAGGCGTGACACGGGATCCCGCTTTCGGTCTGCCCCTCCCATATCCGCGCCGGTACCTCGCGGCCCTCGACCATCAGGCGAACGATCTTCGTCGTGCTCTCGAGCGATACCCTCATGCCCTCGCCTCCGTCGTGTAAGTGGGAACCTCGAGCCACTGGCGGCCGTCGAGCGTGTTCCCGTTCGCCGTCGGGGTTCGGCCGCCCCATTGTTTGAAGTAGAACGCGACGCCGGCGGCGATCGCCTGATCACGCGCCGAGCGGATGATCGCCGGATCGGCGCCGGCGGGAGCTTTCGGCGAGCTCAGTCCTCCGGCGATCAACCAATCGATCCCCTCGAGGTTCCATCGCACGTCGGCGATCGCGGGTTCGTAGGAAATGAACCGGCGCGCGGCCGGCGTCGCGCGGAGCTCCTCGAGGCGCCAGGTGTAATCGGGAGTTTCGACCGTGACGCCATACCAGACGTTCGGCCGCGGCCGCTCGAGCCACGCGGCCGGAACCCGCCGGCGGATCTCACGCGCGCGTTTCGTGAGGAGGAGCCAGGTGAGGTTCGGCGTCGCCTCGATCAGATCGAACAGCCGGCGCCGCGGCGCCTCGAGCTCCTCGCGCGCCTCGAATACGTCGGCCATGGATGCACAAAACACGCGGGCCCGTTTCGCGTCGCGCGCGGCCGCGGCGTTCCATCGGACGGGATCGTGCCAGTGGTGATCGCCGAAAAAGCGACGCGGCGCGTCGGCGCCCCAAATGCCGAACCCGAGACGGTGAGCGAAGATCCGCGCGTAACACTCGTCGCACGCCGGCGACACCTCGACGCATCCCCACCATGGGTTGAACGTGTGATCGGTCCAGCCGATCGCGGAGTCTTTCCCCACTACGCCCGCCGCCAGGCGCGGAGCCGCTCGAGGACGATCCGGCAGAACTCGATCGGAATGACGATGTACTTCATGATGTTCGCTCCTCCGGCGGCGCCGCGGGCCCGTCGAGCCGAACGATCTCGAGTCGGAACGAGCCCTTCGGATCCGTCGTCGTGTATTTCTTTTTCACGTCGGCCGGGAGATCCGTCGTCGTTTTCTTTTGCCACTTGCCATTGATCACGAACGGCCCGGCGATCCCCTCCTCGATCCCGCGGAGTTGCCCCTTCACCTCGCGATCGAGCTTGTCGAATTCCTTCGCCGCGGCCGCGAGCTCGTCGCGCCTGGCGAGGAGCTTGATCAGGGCGGGATCGGTGAGCACGACGGCGCCGCGCGACTCGAGCGGCGGATTGCATTCGGTGCCGTACCACGCGCACCTCTTACACTCCGCGGCGTCGCCCTCGAGAAACGGCGGGAGCGTTTTCGCCTCGAGGTGATCGATCGCGCGCTCCGCCTTTTGAAGGAACTCCTCCATCCGATCGACGTGTTGATCGAGCTCCACTGGTAAGAGTTTCGGCAGGCCGGAGCGATCGAGGAGGAGAAATCCGAACGGTTCGCCGGCGCCCCACAAGTACGCGAGTAGCTGGTGCGCGCCCGATCGCGTCCATGGATTGTCGAATAGATCCTCGAACGTCTCGATCCGATCGACCATCATCGGCGACCACGCCTTCACCTCGAGCGGCGGCGCCGCGCCGGCGATCTCGACCCGCGCGTCGACCTTGCCGGAGATTGCGACGCGGCCCTTCCGATCCTTGAGTTGAAACCGTTCCTGCTGCCCGATCAGTTTGAACGGCGGATCGGCGTCGCGGCCGACGCGTTGAAGATCCGAGAGGAGATCGCGCTCGCGATCGTCGCCGCGGCGGAACCTGGCGAGCACCTCCGCCGGCCAGGGCGGGAGCTTTTGCGGCCGGTCCATCTCGTACACCATGCGACGCACGCACGTGCGAAACGCCGACGCGTAGGCGTACGGGTGTGGAGTCTGCGGACGGGCGGAGCGCGCGACGTGCGCGCCCCATGCCGTTTCGATCCCCTTTGCGAGCGCCGTCGGCGTGAGCGGCGCCGGCGTCGTGTCGATTGCCGGCGCCGTCATCGTCCACCTACGATCTTGTCGATCGTCGCGACGTCGAGCGCGTCGAGCGCGCCGGCCTCACGTGCGGCGCCGTCGCCGTCGCCGGCGTGCGCTCGAGCGTCGAGCGGTTGCCGCTGCCGTTCGTAGATCGCCCGCTGAGCGAACCTCCCGAGTCGATCGAGAACGTCGGGCGTGAGCACGATCCGCGCGCCGGCTTGCGTCGAGAGCGCGACCGTGAGCGTCGCCGCGTCGAACGCGGCGTATACGTCCTCGCCGAGAAACTCGAGATCCTCGAGCGCGAGCCCGGCGTTGCGGAGCATCACGATCGCGGCGCCCTCGTCGCCGGGAGTCGGCGGGATCGGCGTGACGGGAGCCGACGACGATCCGATCCGCTTCGTCTCGATCCTCGAGTAGTCGCGCCGTCCCGTTTTCGTCCACACGTGGCCGGAGTCGGCATCGTGATCGAACTTGAACCGGGCGCCGGTTTGGAGCTCTGAGAACATTCGCTGCGAGTCCATTAGCCCTCCTCGCCGGGTTCACGTTGCGGCGGCGGCGTGCGGCGCGTGCCATGCGCGGGCCCGAACACGTCGTCGGCGTGGAGCTCCTGACTCACGCGGCCGGCGGGCGGGCCCGACGGCGCCGGCCTGGCGTTCGTCGTGCCCTGCGGCGCCTGGCCGGCGCTCGCCCCTCCGGCCGGCGAGCTCGAGGCCGTCGCCGGCGTCGGCGCCGCGGCGGCCCGTTTGGCGGCGTCGGCGACCCATTGAGGCCCGTCGACGATCCACCGTTGCGACTCGTGCGTCTTGTACTTCGGGCATCCGTAGAAACCCGGGCGGCCGTTCTTGCCCTCGCGGAACACGCCGGTGCTCCCGCAATGAGGACAAACCGGCGGATCGACGTCGGGAGCTTTTTCCGACCTGGCGCCCAGGCGTTCGTCGCGCGTGCCGAACCCGCGGCCGTGTCGACACGCCTCGATCTTTTTCGGCGTGCCTTCCCAGGCGGCCGCGATCTCCTCGACGGGAACCGACTTCATACCCGCGAGCTCGCGCGTCACGCCGCCGTCGAGGTTCGCGCGCGCCGCTTTCCGCACGA